GCTTGGATCGGTGATCCTACACAACTGCATGAATCGCTCTGCGTGCCCTCCGCCAAAAGGCAAAGCCGCCGCAGGTTCGTTAATCTTAGTGGCGTCTGAGGAAATGGTGGCAGATCCAAAAGTCAGCAAAAACATTGAGTCCGCGATTGCTTATGTCGGCGGTCGATGCGAGACACTATTCTCTGGCGTTTACGTGCGCAAGAATGTGCCTGGATTGATTGCGATACTAAGCATGAATGGATTAGCGACATAAGGAATAATGAAATGAAAATCACAAAATCACAACTTAAACAGATTATTAAAGAAGAGATTTCAAAGGTATTGAGTGAAGGGGATCTCGAAGACCAAATACTTCGTCATTATCACAACATTCATGAAGCCATCACAGCAGCTTTAATTGCCGGGCCCGCTGGAAGTGATTGGTTTGTTGATGAGTTCGCCGGCGTTAGCATCCCATCCAGCCCCGGCGAGGAAGCATACGAACAATTTATAGAAGAAATTCAAGCATTTATGGATGAACAATATCTGGGCAAGTTAGAAGATTTAGTTTTGCCAAACGGCACTTTGCCAAACGGCACCGAACTCAAACCATACTAAGGAAACTAAAAAATGAAAATCACAAGAACACAACTTAAACAGATTATTATGGAAGAGCTTGAAGATTTACAAGACGGAATCGTACAAAAGCCCTTTGGAGACACCATGATCACACACGATGATTATGAGCAGTCTGACGAGCCTTCTCGCGATGACACTGGTGAGCCACCCCTCACACAACGCTCGCAACGCAAACTTGGCCACAATCATATGATGGCGAGGATTAATGACGCAAAGCTTTATCTTCAGAAGCAAGGTGATCCGGTTGCGTCAGAACTCTCGCAGGAACTCGATGGGGTAATATACACCATGGAATTGCTAAGTGATTATTTTATGGGTGATATGCCTTCCGGCGATTCGGAATGAAAATTACAAAAACACAACTTAAACAGATTATCAAAGAAGAGATTTCAAAGGTATTGAGTGAGGGTGAGTACGACATCGATCTCGACGCACCCGTAGATCCGCAAGAGAACCTTCAGCGTGATATCAGGAACGTTGCGTCATACATTAATTCGTGGTTTAATGCCCGGGCCCAGGGAAACACAGGCTTCCGTGGCACGAACTTATCTGACTATTTGCGCAAAGGCGCAGCTGGTGAACAAATCAGTGGTCCTGGAAGAATCAGTTTTCGAAAAGCATTAAGCGAAGTCGCGCCTGAGAATGTAGAAGAATTTAAAGAGCTTTTTATGAAACTAGCAGATGGGGTCGAACAAGATCCAAGCCTTCTTGATTCAAAAAAGATCGGTAAAAAAGGTAATTGGTATGAGGTTGCCAAATCGCTATAGGAGATACTAAGTATGAATGGATTAGCGACATGAAACTATTAATTGAGAATTGGCGTAGGTTTTTGAAGGAATCATTAGCAGATGATTTAACAGATAAAATGCATGCTCAATGGCTTCAAAACTATAGACAAGAAAATGGCGACAAACCAAGATTTAAGCCCATTCCTGACAATCCGCCCATGGAACAATTAGAGAACTATGAAGGAATTGAAATAGTAGACGGCGCCACCCATCAGAACATTAATCAAGAAGCTATCGGAATTGTACCATCCCTTAAACATAAATTAAATGGCGCCCCATCAGTGGACTACGCCGCGGCCATCGAGAGTGTTCCAATAGCATCGACGGGCGATATAGAAGAGTTGGCATCTGAGTTTCATAAGATTTGGATGAAGCATAATTCATGGCAAAAAGATAACAATCCAAGTTTGTTTGTTGATTATGCTCAGCTGCCCGCCGATGAAAAGCTTAAAGATCTTGTTCAATTGAAAGTCGCCTTAGATTTGCAATATGCAGGACATGAAGATATTCAACAGCTATTTAATCAAGTATACGAGGATACAAAATGAAAATCACTAAATCCCAACTTAAACAGATTATTAAAGAAGAGCTTTTAAAAGAGTTCGGAAATGTTAACAATGTTGGCGGCAAGGCTGGTGCCCTTGGAGCTGTAGCGGGCCGCGCAGAACCTGTATACGAAGATGATCCAGATTCAGAAATCGAAAGGAAAGCTTATGAATATTTTTCTGATTTAGAGTTTACAACAGATGTTATAGAATATATGGTTACGAACATCGCGCCCCCCGATCTCGAAATTTTAATGAGAAAAATCCCAAAGATTGATACAGCCGAAGAAGAACCTCCGAAATCATAGAAAAGGAAAGCAAATAATGGAAGAAACAAAAGGAAAATTAGACAGATTAGTTGAGAAGATGATTTCTCGCAAGTTTCTGGTTTGGCTAACAGCCACAGGCCTGATGGCATTTTATGGACTTGAGTCAAGTGATTGGGTAATGCTATCTGCAATTTACATTGGCGCCCAAGGCGTTATTGATGGCATTGCGAAGATGAAAGGTGTGTGATGTTAAAAGTTGACTGGCTTAAAGTTCTCGCATTTATAAAGAAAAACTGGAAAGAAATAACAATTATTATTCTTTTACTTACAGTTATTGGAAAAATGCGTTATGATTATAAGCAACTAGAAGCAACTTACGAAACGAGCCAAGAATCTTTGCAAAACCAGATCGAAGGCTTGCAGGCAATCCATGCCGAAGAACTTCAAAAGAAAGAAGATGCCCTCCGCGTTTATCGCGATTCAATGGAGACATTGGAGCGAGAATATCTCAAAGAGAAAGAAAACATTAAAGTTATAACAGAAGAGAAGATAGTTGAGATTGAAGTAGAGATTGACAACCGAAAGCAGTTCACTGAAAATAAACAAGAGCTTGCAGACAAAATAGAAGACGCCTTCGGATTTCAGCATGTTCCTTAAAGTATTATTATTTTCACTTACAGCACATGCAACTCCAGCGCAGTTTACAATTGTTGGTCAAGATGAGCCGGCTCCTTTTGAGGGCGTCTTGTTTAATAAACGCGGAATTGCCGAATTGCTTGTTCTCCCAGAACAATATCGTCTAGATTGCGATTTGGAAGTAGAATATCAAATAGACAGACAAGCAACCGAATTTCATCTCGAAAGACAGAACTTCCAAATTCGTTTGGATTCGATGCTAAAAGAATATGAATTGCGCATAACAGAAAAAGACAAAGAAATTCTTGCACTGCAAGAGGCAATCGTAGCACAAGCACCAAGCAATAAGTGGTGGTGGTTTGCTGGCGGTGTGGCTGCGGGAGTTGTGACAACCTATGCTGCATACCGAGTCTTTAATGAGCAATGATCCTGATAAAATAGCAGCAATAGAAAAAGCTATAGCCGAAAAATACGGCAGTGAAGCAGTTCAGAATCCAAAGGGAAATTGGAACGAGAGCAAAGAGAAAGAATATCTTGAACAGTCCCGAGAGTTTTATAAGAAACAATATAAAAATGAAGAGTGGCAAGAAAAAGTAGATGTTAATGGGATTAAGATCTCGAAAAAACTACTTAATAGAGAATCTTTGAAATGTTGTCCTATCTGCGGGTCTTTCCCAAAGAAATCTATGGACGATGTTTGCCTAGTCAAGTTTGATTGTTGCAATAGATGTTACATTCAATATGTCGAGGATAGAGAAGAAAGATGGCTAAAAGGATGGAGACCTAAAAATGGCAACAGTTTATGAAATTGTACAAGGATTAGCACAAGCCGCCGCTAACGCTTATGATGGCGCACTTGGAGAAGATGACCAGCCACTCGTAGCAGGCCTTCAGAGAGAAGAAGGAGATCCGCTTCTAGACAAAAGAGTAATGGACGGATTTAACGTTAAGTTTTATGGCGACATGATGTGTTTATCATATCAGTCAGAAGTAATGCTTAAAGAGGTTTATGCTAATGGTTTTGAAGGAGAGATAGATCAGAGACTAACAGATATTAAGGGTTGGCTTGTAAAAGAATACAAAAAGATCACAGGCAAATCTGTTTCACTAACGGAAGAAGGCGAAGTTGAGATGCGAGTCGAAAGCACTTCACGCATTCGCTCCTGGGTCACAGCCAAAAAACACTATAAAGTTGGTGGCCTCTCCAAGGAAATGAATCTCGATAATGATGGCTCGACAGACACGCCGGCCCCTAGTTGGAAAACTTTCCTTGAACAAGGAGGCTGGGGCAAGCGCCCAAAGAACGATAAGAGAAAGAAAGGCTCTGAGAAAGAGAAGTGAAAATCACCCTTGAAAGGTTGCGCGAGATTATAACTGAGGAAGTTATCAAAGAGGAGCTTGCTCCCGAGATAGCTGCGCCTGCTATCGCCGCAATGCTTCAAGGGACAGAGGCTGTCGATACTTCCGAGATTTTCGGCGCCGTCTTCGATCAAATGTATGGCGAAGGCGCTTTAGAGGGCGAAGCCGAAAGAATGGCTAGCGCTGAAGAAGAGCCAGAAGAAGACTTTCCAACTGAATATCAGCCCGGCGGCGCTTATGGAGATCGCCCTGAAATCAGATTAGGAAGACGAGACCCGGTGAACGAGATCATTCAACAGGAACTAGCGCTAGTTTTAGTGGAAGGATTAGAAGAAGCCCTTTTCCAAGATCCCGGAGGCAAAGCTGATTCAGGCTCACATTGGGGCGAAGAGCGACAGAAGAAAGAGAAAGCCCGGGCATGGGCTGCCGGCGCCGATGAGCGAGGGAAAGAAAGAGAAAGGAAAGAGAGGCACCACATAGACACGCTGCTTCAAAATAAATTACACTCTTATATTGCGATGCTTAAAACTTTTATTGAGAAGGATAGGACATACAAAGGAGACTACGGCGATAACAGGAACGTTATGGACGATATAGTGAATCTTCTCTATGGTAATTTACCATATATGTATGCAGCCGATATTTCAAATGTTGATAGAGACCTGATTCGAGACTTAGGAACTTTAATAAAAGTTTTAGCTAAGCCATATAACGTTGCCAATTCACGACTGGCGACGCGAGATTACGAGGCCCATCAAAGTCGACCACCGGGCTCTGCTGGGAGGAGCGAGTACGAGAAAGCGCGCTCCCAGGAGGCCGCTGCAGCATGGCTAGCGGACCGCGACCATCGGCTAGCGTCGCGCAGCATCCGTCAGGAAAATATTGAAAATATTGATATTGAGATAATAGATGATTAATGAGTTTTCAACTAGACAAAAAGCAAAAAGTAAAAGAGATCTTAAAATGTGGAAAAGACCCGTCTTACTTTCTTAACAATTATGCGAGAATATCCCACCCTTTGCGTGGGCTTATCTTGTTTAACACATTCGATTTCCAAGACGATCTTCTTATCGAGTTTAATGATTATCGTTTTAACGTTATTTTAAAAGCACGACAGCTTGGAATCTCAACGATCACAGCAGGCTATATCGTATGGATGATGCTTTTCCATCGCGATAAAGCTATTCTTGTTATGGCAACAAAGTTCGCGACAGCAGGAAACTTGGTTAAGAAAGTCAAAAGCATTATGCGCAATGTCCCCGACTGGTTAAAGATTGCAACAATCAGCGTAGACAACCGCACATCTTTCGAACTTTCTAACGGATCGTCAATTAAAGCAGCCTCAACTTCCGGCGATGCTGGCCGTTCAGAAGCATTGTCGCTTTTGGTTCTTGATGAGGCCGCTCACATTGAAAATCTTGAAGAACTTTGGACTGGATTGTATCCCACACTGTCAACAGGTGGTCGCTGCATTGCGCTTTCAACGCCTAATGGCGTTGGTAATTGGTTTCATAAAACTTGTACAGATTCTGAAGCGGGCACAAACAACTTTAACTTAACTACTCTTCAGTGGGAGGTTCATCCGGAAAGAGATGAAGAGTGGTATAAGAAAGAAACCAAAAACATGTCAAAGCGTCAGATTGCACAGGAGCTGGAATGCAATTTCAATACATCTGGCGAAACGGTTATTGATCCGGATTGTATGGAATACTTATTATCCACAATTTGTGAACCAAAATATAGAACCGGCTTCGATCGTAATTTCTGGATTTGGGAAGAGTTTGATCCAACTTGTAATTACTTACTTGTTGCTGATGTATCGCGCGGTGACGGCGCCGATTTCTCTACATTTCATATCGTTAAACTTGAAACGCTAGAAATAATCGGCGAATACCAAGGGAAACCAACAATTGATATGTTTGCGAATATGCTCAATAGTGTTGGCAGAGAATTCGGCGGCTGCATGCTTGTGGTCGAGAATAATAATATTGGATATTCTGTGTTAGATAAGCTGATTAATGAATATCAATATCCAAACGTTTATCACTCAATCAAGTCCACGCACGAATATATCGAACAACATCAGGCCGAGATAAGAAATTCAGCTGTTCCTGGATTTACAACATCTATGAAAACGCGCCCCCTCATCGTCGCCAAATTAGAGGAGTTTATCAGAAACAAACTAATTACCATATACTCTTCTCGCACAACCAACGAGATGAAAACTTTTATTTGGAGGAATGGTAAACCGCAAGCAATGAAAGGTTACAATGATGATTTGATCATGGCATTGGCTATAGCGTGCTGGGTAAGAGATACAGCGCTGCAAGTAAATGCTAGAGATTTAAACTATCAGAAAGCCTTTGTTGATGCAATTTATACCTCAAGAACAATTATAAATACTCAAATCAAAGGCCAAGAAGGCTACAAGAAGAATGAAATATTTGATAAAATGACTGAAGCTGAAAAAATTTATGAACAATATAAATGGATTATTAAGTGAGAAAATAAATGGCCCCTAGAAATTCTAAGCAAGGAAAAAACCCCGCAAACCGTGAATCTGATTTATTCAAATCATTAACCAGATTATTTTCAGGTCCAATCGTTAATTATCGATCTCAATCAGGTCGAAAGATTCGGCGCCAGCATTTAGATAAATTTTCATCTCGATTTAAATCAGCTTCCGGTCAACAGTTTAAGAAATCTCTACATAATCCTCTTGATAATATCTCAGCAAATGCCATAGCAAATCAGCGCCGCGGCGAAAGATATGTTGATTTTGATCAGATGGAGTACATGCCCGAGATCGCATCTACGATGGACATTTATGCAGACGAAATGACCACATATTCCGAACTTCGTCCGATGTTAAACATTAGATGTCCCAATGAAGAGATCAGAGCTGTGCTAGCAATATTATTTGATAATATTTTGAATCTTCAATATAATCTTTTCGGCTGGGCCCGAACAATGTGTAAATATGGAGATTTCTTTTTGTATCTGGACATCGATGAGAAGTTCGGCGTTAAGTCTGTTATAGCACTCCCGTCACAAGAAATCGAGAGACTAGACGGAATGGATTCAACTAATCCAAATTATGTTCAGTACCAATGGAATTCCGCCGGAATGACTTTCGAAAACTGGCAAATGTGTCATTTTCGCATCCTAGGAAATGATAAGTATATGCCTTACGGTACATCTATTTTAGAGCCAGCACGACGCATTTGGAGGCAATTGGTACTTATGGAAGATGCCATGATGGCTTATCGAGTTATTCGCTCATCAGAACGCCGATTGTTTAAGATTGATGTCGGCGCAATCCCGCCAAATGAAGTTGAACAATATATGGAAAAGATCGTCACACAGCTTAAAAGACACTCCGTTGTTGATTCAAAAAGCGGCCGCGTCGATCTTCGCTACAATCCTATGTCGATTGAAGAAGACTATTTCATTCCTGTTCGCCCGGGCTCTGCAACTGACATTACGAATCTTGCCGGTGGAGTAAATACAACTGCTATCGACGATGTTAAATATTTGCGCGACAAGTTATTTTCTGCGTTAAAGATACCTCAATCGTATTTGACGATGGGAGAAGGCGGTGAAGAAGACAAAACAACTCTCGCACAAAAGGACGTAAGATTCGCGAGAACAATCCAAAGATTGCAAAGAGTTATAATTTCAGAACTAGAAAAGATTGCCATTATTCACCTGTATACATTAGGATTTAGAGGGGACGATTTGCTAGCCTTTAAATTATCACTGAACAATCCTTCAAGGATCGCAGAACTCCAGGAACTTGAACACTGGAAGCAGAAATTTGATATTGCCGCCTCAGCAACGGAAGGATATTTTTCTCGTCGTTGGGTTACAGAACATATTTTCGGTATGTCTCATGAAGAATTTATTCGCAATCAAAGAGAAATGTATTATGATCGCAAGCACGATGCCTCGCTTCAGGCTGTAGCAGAATCCGCTGCTGCAATGGAGGGTGGGGGCCTCGGCGGCGATCTTGGTGGCGATCTTGGTGGCGATCTTGGTGGTGATCTCGGAGATCTCGGAGGTCCAGAAGAAATGCCGGCCGGCGAAGCTGGAGCAGCCGAACCAGAAGCTGGTTCAGAAGATGTTGGCTTATTGGCGGTACCGCCGGGATCCAGAAAATCAACGAGAACTTATGGCCGACCAGAGAAATCCCCTC